TCCAATCCGATAATAACTGTGTAATCCACAGACTTCGCAAGGTCAATGCCATAACAAACAATTGGTTGCGCTGAAATAGGTTTGACGCAACGTTTAATGAATGCGTTGCCAAAAGGGTTTGCACTATTTTCGGACGGGTTCGCCATATATTCCTGTTCAAATACAACTTCAGGTAATTGAATTCGTGCTTCGTCTATTTCGCGCGGGTTAATATGCGGGTTGTCGTATGTGCTAAATTTAAAGCTTTGCCAATCGTTTTCGCCCTGTTTCATAAACAAGGAATAAAAGAAGTTTTTGCCGCGTGGTGTTGAAAGAAAAACCGCCTTCCCTTCATAGTCGGTCAGCGTCGGGCGTATGCTATTATTCCAACCGTCTTCAAGGTCAGGAATAAATGCAGCTTCGTCAACAATAACCAAATGGAACTTACGACCGCGCAAATTGTCCAATCGTTCGCCTGTAAAAAATTCAATTGACCCTTCGTTGGGACAATAGATTTTCAGCTTTGAAATATTGCTTTTAAATGGTAATACTTTTGTAAGGCGTTCAAAAAATACTTGCGCCAATCCGTATGTCGGTGTTATGTATGCAACCTGTCCGCCATTTAACGCTTCTTTGATTATAAGTATTTGCGACAATTCAGACTTACCAAAACGACGTCCGCACATAACCACAACAAAACGCCTTTCAGCGTCCAATATCTTTTTTTGGTTTACGTGTGGCGTTGGTAATTCAATGCGCATTTATAAATTATAGCTTTGTTTTATTTCAACTTCATATCCCAAATGTACTAAAATTGCTTCAATAGCATTTGAAGTGTCAGTTCCGTCTTCTTCTAATTTTACATTATTGACAACTATTTCAACGCCATAATTAAAACAACAACCGTCGCCACAGGTTGAATCCCATTCGTTAAGTTGTATTTCAATTTTTTTGCTCATTATAATATTGTTTTGCCGTCAACAAATACAACTTCAATTCGTGAATCCTGTTGTACGTCAACCTGTTCTTTTGGTTTGCCATATACACGTGACAAAAGCGTGTCCATTGAATAAAGACTGCCATTATTCATTGACTTAATGATTGCCTTTGCAACTGTTTTTTCCAATACCGTCGCTTCAGGGTTACCCGCAACGCTTATTAATTCATTGTCAGTCATTGACATTAAAACCTGAATTGAATCGTTTATTTCAGCTAATTTGTACCCCTGTTCTTTTAATAGGCTGACATACTTACGCGGTCGCCCGTTCGGGTTTGCCGTTTCGCCTTTCTGAAGCACCTTTAATGTTCCACCGTGTTTTTGTTTGACTATCTTTGCCATTGTAATACCTTTGTTTTACCTTCCTTGACCTTTGTACGCCTTTGGTCGTGGATTGTGTTTGTTAAAGCTTTTTTTTGCGTGTCCGCACTTTCTTTTACCGAAATTAGTCTTTTGACTGTCCCCTTTAATCTTTGCCATTTATTGCCTTTTTATGCTTATCTTTTAAATATTCCAAATGTGTCTTTGTGTCCCCCATAACGACGTGACAATAACGACAAAGCGCCATTAAATTTTCAATCCTGTCCTTTTCTTTAGTTCCGCCCATTCCCCTTGCTTCAATATGGTGAATGTCAACCGCTTTGTTCCCACAAACTTCGCAAGGAATAAAATCTTCAATTCCGTACCCAAAATAATCCAAATAAATTTTAGTATAATTTTTCATCAAATAGGGTAAAACTAAATGCGACAAATATTAAGCCAATTGCAACTGAATTATGGAATTGTTTATTTTCGTCAATTGCTTCACCAATGTTTATGCCTAACAATATATTGCGCGGCAATAAATGAATTGAAATCCTAAAGTTATAAAACTGAATAAAGTATTCCATTATTGGTTGTCAATTTGTTTTAGTTTTCTTTGCGCCCATTCAATACCTTCAGTTCCACCCCACGCGTCCCACATTAAACCGCCGCAACCTTCTTCGTATGGTACGTCCTTATTTTGTTGGTGACGCTGAAAAGACGCCATTCGTGCAATCGTGTCACGTGAAATTGGTTCTTTGTTTGCCAATTGGTTTGCCCTTGCTTTGCCAACAGGTGTTCCGCATTCACCCCAACCATTTGTTTCTGCGTATTTTAACGCCCTTTTTGCGTTGTTTGTTGCCGCTTCCGGGTAATCTGTATATGAATCCGCAGCATAAGCGCCTGAAGCTAATATTGCCGCCCAAACTTTGTTTGCCTTTTCTTCTGTATCATAAATACAAGCACCTGACCCAATTCTGTATTTCCCGTTTGAACATTTAATTACCGGCATTGCTAATTAGTTTATTGTAAATAGCAAAACGGCGTTTGTTTACTTCGTGCAAGTTGAAGTTCTTATTGCAATAGTCATATAACGCATTTCCGTAGCTTTTACGGGCGTCAGGGTCTTTGGTTAACAACTTAATCCAATAATACCAATCCTTTTGACTATTAACGTGACAAGCGGGATAAAAACCCTTGTACGGGTGAACGTTGCTGACAATTGCCGGGTTCTTCTTTGCCGCAGTTTCAAGTACCTTCAAATTAGACTTCATTGAATTAAATTTGGAATCAATTAAGGGAATAACTGAAATGTCAGAATCGCAATAAGCCGCCATATATGAAGTCACTTCATTGTAATTGTATATTTTAGGATTCAGCTTCAATCCGTTAGTAAATGCCGCAATCATTCCGTCCCAAATTGGTTTTTCGCCTTCGTTGTACCCTGCAATTATAGTTTTAACCGGGAAATTGATTCGCTTCATTGGGTTGCGTAATATTTCCATATCCTTCCCGTGCGTTCCCGAACCTGACCAAAACAAACGGACAAGGTCTGATTCTGTTTTGTAATCCTTAAATTGTTCTTCGCCGTATGGAATGGCGTTTGGTAATATTTCAACATTCTGATTGTATGCGTAAACTTCTTCAGCCAATCGTTCGTGCGTAACTGTGCAAAGGTCGGCAATCTTTAGCCAATTAATTATTTGTTGCGGGACGTCGTTTAAAACATATCGTTCATAAAGTATATGTGAAGGGTCAAGCTTCCAATAATCGTCGTTGTCAACTACTAATTTAAAACCGTACTTTTTGCGCCATTCAAACATTTGTTCGGGCGTTATGTTTGCCAACATACGATTCATAACAACAATGTCATAATTTCCTTCAAAAGTTTCTTCGCTTATTGTATCGGTCATTAAACAATAATCCTTCTTCATATTTACCAACGGCATCATAATCCTATGATAACCAACCCCACTTGTTTTGCTCGTAATCGCTAAAATGCGCATTTAATTAGTTTTTCATAATGATAAATTGGTTGGTATTTTTCCCAAACCGCCTGTGCGCGCATTAAACTTTCGTCCTTCATACGTCTGTATTCTGTACCGTTGCCAACGTCGTGTCCAATATGTTCTGAACTTAATTCAGGTAAATAATAATTAGTAAACCCGGCAATAATTGCGCGTTCTGCATAATCCCTGTCTTGCATTCCGTAAGGGTCGTATTCGGTATTATAACCGCCAATCGTGTCAATTAATTCCCTTGTTATAAAATTATTTCCAAATGGTACGTGTGTTTTATGAATTCCGTCAACCAATGGCGGCAATTCTTCAACGCAATGTATGCCAATAATTCCTGTTTTTGACACACGTTTTGAAAACATAACCCAATTTGACAACCAATTGGTTGGCAATAGTATGTCATTTGCCAATATGCAAACGCCGTCGTATTCCTGTGTTATGGATAAACCAAAATTGACACCTGCGGCAATACCTCTTTTATGAAGTGACCAATTTGAATAATGCCAATTGTAATATTTTTGTATTTCGGTAAACTGTTCTTCGTCGCTTCCATTATCAATAAGATAACAATGTGCGTCGTGACCGCTATTGTAAAAATTCCTGTCAATAACCTGTTTTGTTAGGTCTGACCTATTTTGCGTTAATAATATTACGGCTATCTTCATAACTTATATATGTTTTGCTTTCGGGTTTATCAATAATTAAACTATATTCGTTTTGTTTCATTATTTCGTTTATTTTATTCCAACCTATTGTAAGTTTGTGCGTACCCTCGTAACCAACCCAATTATTACCGTCGTCTGTCAAAGGTGATTCAAAATGAATGTATTTAACCCCTTTGCAATATTTAGCTAACTGTTCAAAATGGTCGTTGCTTAAATGTTCAATAAAATGTGTTGCAATAATAATATCGGCTTTTATTGTTCTTTTATCTGTAAACCAATCAAATTTTGTAGGCTTAATATAATTAACTTCTTTACATTTAGTTGAACGAATTGCAGCTTCGCAAATTTCTATACCATACCATTCTAATATGTTAAAATCTTGCATAGCTTGTTTAGCTAAATCGCCCTTCCAAGTTCCGAATTCCAAAACAACTGCATTATTACATAACAATAAAGCTTCCTTTACGTTATCATAGTTATAATGATTTTGTTCAGGATAACGTGCTTCTAAATCATTATGATAAGTTATTTGCTCATCAATTGTCATTGTATCGTAGCGTTCACGCCATTTGTCAAATTCGTTCATAATTTTATATTTGGTGAAAGATATTTTGCAGGTACACCGGCGTATTTACTATATTCTTTTGATTGACCTTTAAAAAAAGCACTTGCGCCAATCATACAACCCTGTTCAATTATACTAAACTGATGAAGTACTGCATTTAATCCAATGTTTGAATATTCTTTAATTATTGAATGTCCCCCAATCTTTGCGCCGCAGGAAATTGTTACATTATCCCAAATACGGCAATCGTGTCCGATATGCGCGTGTTTCATAATAAAACAATTGTTTCTAATAAATGTGTCGTATTCTGTACCTGCGTCAATTGTAACCAATCCCGTAATTATATTATTGTCGCCAATAATAACCTTCCCTTTTTCCTGACCCCAAAACTTTTTGTGTTCAGCCGGGTCGCCAATAATGCAATAAGCGCCAATGTAATTGTTGTCGCCTAAAATAACGTTTTCGCCAATTATGGCGGTTGGGTGTATAAAATTAGCCATTTGCTTTTGGTTTACGTCCGCGTTTCTTCGGTTCAGGTTTATTTAATTCAATTCCTAATCTTTGGTCATTTTCAGAAGGTTTATTTTCAAATATAATGTTTTCTATTGGTAAACTTTTGGGTTGTTGCTCGTACCATTTATACAAACGCATAATCATTTCGTACTTACACGAACCGCACCAAACAGACAATAAAAAATTAGGGTCTAAATATAACCTGTAAATATGTTCGTACATTTGAAGTTCGGCAAATTCAAGGTTACGAATATAACCATTCTTTGCGCTTTCATAGTTCCCAATATTGGCTTCTAACCAATCGCGGTGTTCTAATTTTATTTCCATAATTTCCATATTAATTTTGAAACAATCGGTGCTAAAAATCCTGCAATAAAAATTGTTGAAGTAATATTTTGGATTAATTCAGGTGCGAAATAGTGTATTGGTGCAATCCACGCAGCCAAGCAACTTCCGCAATTGAAAGGCTTGAAATTGATTCGCCATTTAATTGGTAATTGGTGAATATCGTTAAAAAATAGTGATGCACAGACGGCGGTTAAAATTGATAAAATCATTTTCTAATATTTGTTTTCATTAATTTTTTGGTTTTGTTTATAGTTCTGACAATGGACATATATGGAATTCCTGTTTTTCTGCTTAATTCTTTTGCGTTCTTCTTAAAGTCAATCGCATACAGTTTCAAAATTTCCTTATTGTACCAATGTAAATCTTCTAAATTCCTTTCAAGTTTTTCAAACAATTCTGTCGGTTCTTCGTTTAATCGCGTCAATTCTTTGTTTACTTCATTACCAACAAATTCCGTATAATTCCTGTAATTCTTATAAAATGTACTTCTGTCGCTTTTAATCATATTTAACATTATTCGCACAATGTAAAATTTTAATTCGCTTCTTTGATACATTCCAACCAACTTTGATTCGTCCATTTCGCAAAGAACTAAAAAAACTTCAGCTTTCAAATCGTACTGCAATTCTTCAGGTTGCATTTTGCCAAAGGCGTCGTTAACTTCCTTTGAATCCCAATATTCCGCTAAAATTTCATTTTTGACCATTCAATTAAAGTTGGTTTATTGTCCACTTCAGTACAAATATACACAATTCCACCACATTCGTAAATATCTTTTAACCTTTCTTTTTGTTCCACGCTTAATCGGTCACCAATCTTTTTGACTTCAACCGCTACATAAACGCCGTTTTCTGTGTACCCTTGTAAGTCCGCCCAACCTTTTTGAATAGTCCCTTTACGCTGCCCAAATGGAATATTGTTAACCCTGTTTAATCTGTAACCAATGTTTTCAAAATTTGACTTCGCCCATTTAGTAAGTTCGTTTGCTGATATGTCCATATTTTTTCGTAAAATTCTTTTTTAAATTTCAGCCTATTTGTTTTTGGTTCTACTTCAGTATAACAACCATAAAAGTCGGTAAAATTATCGGTATAACAATATTTGATTGTTCCGTAATGCGTATATTTAATTTGATAAATTTTCAAAATATTTAACTAAAGCTAATTTTTTACATTGTGTTTCAATAAATTCTTCGTTTTTTATGTCTTTGCTGAATTTTTTTGCGTCCATAGGGTGCATTTTATTCATTCTTTGTAAATTGTCTTCACGTACAACCTTGATTGTATATAAAATTTCTTCAGGTGTAAACTGTAATTTGCCCTGTTTTAATAAAATTAAAAATACTTTGTCCGCATTAAATACCTTGTTAAAATCCTGACGTTTACCATTTAGCCATTCATTTTTTGTAAATTCAACAATTTCGTCGTCTGTCAATTGCGGAACAGGCGGTTCAGGTGGCGGCGGAATGTTTTTACGAACTTCGTTTGCTTTTGCTTTATAGGCATTCATTATTTGGGATATATATTTAGGTGAAAACTTTTCAAAATGGTCTGTATTGCATTCAAAACGACCTTGTACTGCCATTTTAAACGCAATCCTGAATTCATTTATTGTAAAATGCGGATAAGTTGTACGAATATAGTCTTCAATAATATCCAATTCCATTTTGTCCGGTAACCTTGTTAAACCAATCAAAGTAAAAATATATGCCAATGTACTTTTTAAATTATGCACGTCAACAACTGCTAATTTTTCGCCCTTAAAAGCTTCAACAATTGGTAAATCTTCTTTAGCTATTAACCCAATCGGATAGTCCTTCCATTCTTTTACGACTTGCTGCGGTTGGGTCAGTATTTTTTGTATTTCCATATTTTATTCGGTTTTGCAACCACGTATTAACGCGGCGTTTTACGTCAAAAAACTTTTCTGATTCATAACGCAATTTACCACTTTTTGATTGTTCACACCAATAAGCAATAAATTCTTCGTAAGATTCTGACAAAGTATTTTTAAACGGTTCAATTAAAATTAAAAAATTTATTTGTGGGTCAACCGTAGGTTGAACAGTTATAATACTATTTACTTTACTTTCTTTTACTTTACTTTTCTTTTCTTTATGGTCGTTACGAACACTTTTGTAATGCGTTACATTTTCCGCAATATCTTGATTTTCACGCCATTGTGAAATTCTTTTAAGGTTTTTTTCTTTTTTTATCTTGTACTTTTCACTAAAGTTTAGCAATTGTTTATTAAAAGTTTCACCATTGTTTGACGATATTATGTCAATACTTTCCATAAAGTTCCAACATTTTTCAAGCTTTTTGCCAACCTTTAATTGCATTTTTAAAACTTCTGTATTTACAGGTTTTTCCTGTTTTGCCAATTTTTCAAGTATTGTATAAAATAACCCCAAACCTTCATATCCGTATTTCATAAAAAGCAAAGCAACCTTTTCATCTTCAAACGCATTGCTATCGTGTAAAAAATATTTCATATAAAAAAAGGGTCGCGGGACGCCGGGAAATGGTACTTCCCGAAAATCCTTTGACCCAATATATTCGTAATTGCGTTGTACCATAACGCGTTTATTTAATTCCTGTCTGCAAATATAAGACTTTTTTCAATTCTTATTTCAAGGAATGCAACTTTATTTCTGAACCATTCTTCAGTTTCAATTAAGTCTTTTGCTGAATTTATATTGTACATAACCGTTGTATGGTCGCCAACCCCAATAAATTGTCTAATTTCATTCAAGGACAGATTGGTGTATTTTCTAATTAAATACGCGGCTGCCTTCCTTGCGTCAACAATGTTTTTTGTTCGGCTTTTTACAGACATTTTAGTATCAAATATTTCTTCAACCAACAAAGATATTTTCTTTGCTTCACTTGAAACGTCAGGGTCAATAATAACTTCGTCCTGTTTAATTAAATTGTTTTCCTTCATTATATTATGCAGCAATCGTAAATTTTGTCTTTGTGACTTATAAAATTCTAAAATATCGCTTTTTAGTGTTTGCATAATTAAAAGGGTAAATCGTTGTTATCTTCTAAAGATTGAATTGGCGCATTTACAGGCGCATTATTGGCATTTGTTGGCGCAACGTAAGTATCTTCATAAATTTTGTAATCCGGGTGTTTTGGGTCTGTTTTGTAAGAATTAACCCACATTGAATACTTTTTACCATTGATTGCAAAATTAATTACTTCACCTTTAGGCGTTTGGCGCTTCCAAGCACCCCAATTTTCTTTTTTTACTTCTGACATTTTATATTTGGTTTGTGGAATCTTCTGATTCCTGATTAAAAAATACTGCTTTAAATTCACATTCATTTTCCCACTTTGCAAGGAATTCGCTTAATTCCTGATAGGCTTCCGGTGAATACCAACAATAATGGTAAACTTTAGCTAATAACATTTGACGTTCCATTGGTAGCAAATTTTGCATTCCATTTTCATAATCCTGATATACTTCCTGATTCATTTTTTATAAGTTTATTTTGGCTTTTTCCCAACTTAAAATTGAACGAATGGCGTCTAATTGGTGAACTGAAGAAGCGTTAATTCTGTCAAATGCGTTTTTTAAACGTGACCATTCACGCGCCTTGCTTTTAACCCACATATTTACAGTTGAAGTTGCCAATTTACCTTCCATTATTTCGTGTATTTTGTCGCCAATTTCCATATCAATAACGCATTCAATCTTATATTCTGCGGCGGTTCTATATTCGCCTGATTGTGTCATTGCAACGTTTAGTGTGTCCAATCGTTTAATCAAAGCGTCGTGATAATCCGCCGAATCATTTTTAGGCAATGGCATCTGTAAATAATCCAACATTTTTTCCGCCTTAATCGTTAATTCTTCAATGGTATATTCGCGCATTATTTATTTATTTTGGTTTGCTTGTAATACTTTAAAAGCTTTGTTGTAATCTTCTTCTTTGGTAAAAGATTCAATCTTTATTGCCATTTTATTCTTTTTGTCTTCTGTAAACGGCGTGTTTTCCAATAACGTCTGCAAATATAAACGTTTATCGTCACCAACTTCGTCTTTATGTTCGTTGGTTGCGTCTGCGTCTTTTGTATCATCAATCGCAAACAGTCCGTTTAATGCGTATTTACGCGCATACGAAGAAGCTGACCCGGTTATTTGTGCAGCGTCCATTCCTTTCTTAACTTCTTCTTCACGCGCCCAACCGTGTGCGCTAATTGAATTGTCTTCGTTTGTAATCAAAGTTGCAGTTGCTTTGACATAAATTCTGTCGCCAACTTGCACAATTTCGTCACTAATTATTAAACAGGTTTTTTCTTTTGCCAATATTGGCTTAACCGCTTCAATAATGTCTTCGGCGCTTCTGTACCTGTAATTGCCGAACTTGTTTAATTGACCCTTTGGCGCTTTTAATTCCGCCTGAATTTTGTAAATGTTCATAGGTTTTATTTTTGGTTTTAAAATTCGTATTCTTCAAATTTTTCTGTCCAATCCGACATTGGTGTAAATGGTATCGGCGGGAACGGGTTTTTTGGTTGAACTAACATTTCAGGATAATGTTTCTTTTTAAAGTTCTTTAAATTTTCTTTTGCCGAACTTAACATTTCCATTTTTTTACGTGCATCTGTCCCATTGCTTCTGTCAAACAACCATTGGAAATATCGCACGTTTTCCTGAAGTTTAAAAAGTTTTAATTCTAAATTCATAATTGGTGTTTTATAAATACATTTTCAATTTCTTCTAAAGCTGAATGCGCAAGTTCTTCAATACGTTCAATGTTGTTTTCTTTTACATATTGTAAAATTAAAGTTAATGAACCGCGACTGAATCCCAAAGTACCGGCATAATCCGCCGCACGTTGGCTTATTGTTGTTTGTGTTTCTGTATTCATTTGGTTTGTTTAGACAACAAATATACAGGTTTTGCACAATAATAACAAAGCTATTTAATGACGAACGGTAAAATAAAATGATAAACGGTAAATTATGCCAAATCTTTGTGGAAATACAACATTTCGTCCCCGCCGTATGCGTATTCAGGGAAATAAAACTTAAATCCGCAGGAAATTAAATTATTTGCGGACGGGTAATTGTCCTTTGTAGTATATGTAATTGCAACAAATGAATTTTCTTTTGCTGCTTTTAATCTTATTTTAATAAGCTTTTTATGTATTCCTAAACCCCTAAATCTTTTGTCAACCCACGCGCGGTTGAATATACAAATGCCCTGCGTATAAATAGAACCGCAGTAAGCAACAATTGTTTTCTTTTTGTCTAATATAACCCACCAATCCCGATTGTGTTTAAACTCGTTACCGCAACCCTTAAAGTTTGGGTTGGTACGGTCTAATTCCTGAAGCTGAATATAAGCGTCAAAGTTTAGAATTTTGCCTTTGCTATATATTTTTAAAAGCTTCATTATAACCCTTTTAATTCTGCTTCGTCAGGGCGTTCAATTTCCTTGAATTGAATTCTATTGCCGCCACGAATCTTTGCTAAATTTTGGCGAATATCCTTTTCAATGTCATATAATTCCTGAAGCTTTTTTGTAAAAAATTCTTCCTGTTGGGACAATGTCCACTTATTGAACCCCTTTGGCATTCTCATTTGTTTTTAGTTTTATAAGTTTTTTTAAATAAATTGACAAGTCCAACGCTTCTTCGTAGGCGTGTTGTAACCAATCAATTTCCGTTAGGTCTGTTCTGTCCATTGTTGTACCGTATTCCTTAATTCCTTTGTCTTCACGTGCCAACAAATCGTCAATAATTGTATATAGGATTTTGCTCATTATTTGTCTGTTTTGGAATGAAATTTATTGCAAACTTTACATTTATATTGAATACGTGTTAACCCCGTTGCGGTTACAACTGAATTATTTTTAATTAATTCATCTGACCCACATTCAGGACACGAACCCCTGTCTTGACCGAACACAACGCCATAATGCGTCTTTGGTGCGATATGATTGCCTAATAATTTGTAAACTTCTTCTAATAATGAAACGTCCTTTTTACAGTATTTAATCATTTTTTCCATTGCAACCTTGTCTTTGTTCAACAGAATATCCTTCCAAAGATTGAATTCGGTTTTAATTTTCCCGCCTAAACCTAAAAATTCAGCAATGTAATTTAGCCTGTTGGATTGAAAACGGAATTTAGAACGGGCAACCTTTAGCGTGTCAATTGTTTGATAATTTGGGAACATATCAATCCCGTGAAACAAACAACGGGTTCTAATCCAAGCCAAATCAAATTTATCGCCATTATGACCAACCAATTCGTTAGCAGTATTTGCAACCGCAATAAACTGTTCCAACATTCTTTTATCATTCTGTTTGGCGTCCCATTGTAAAGCATAAACTTCTTTTTCGTCTTCCCATTTATAGCAAATGCAAATAATTGCACGTTCGCGAATAATGTTATCTGTTGTAATATTTTTTTTGTAACCGGCTTCCCAAAATAATCCAATATTGGGTGAAGTTTCAATGTCAAAAAATAGTCTGCGGCGTTTTGTTTTTAGGTTTGTTTTTGTCATATTAGGTTTAAATTAGAACGAATCCGTTTTTGTCAACTTTGTTTTGGGTGTGCAACAATTGCAGTTCTTTTATTGACTTCCCAAATGTTTTTTGAAAGTGTGGCATATCAATAAACTTCCAATCGCCACCCCATTCGTAACCGTATC